GTTCGTCCTGCTTGATTTTTCGGGCCATCACTTCGCCCAGGCTGAAGAGTTCGGCGTGGAAGTTCTTTTCGCCGCCGCTGATTTCTGCGCGGGTTTCTTCCCAGCGGTCTTCTGCCTTCCAGTTCTGCAGGGTGCGCGTGGATATGTTGAGCCTGCGACTGATGTCTGCGAGACTCAGCTGGTGGATGGTGTAAAGTTCTTTCGCCTTTGGTTTGAGTTCCGCCTTGCTCATGGCATTCTCCCGGGTGTTGCGTGGTTCTCGGTGCAGCATGCGCGTATCGCTTCGAGTGCTCGTTTCTGGTCGTCGCTGTATTGCTTCAATACGGCTTCCCATCGCACCTGGTCATTTGCGGCGTTCTTTTCCCACTTGGCGTTTTCGTTCGTGTAGAAGATGGCGAGCATGGCGGCGAAGACAATGCCCACGCCGAACTGTTTCAATGCCTCTTGCCAGAAAGTTTTATCCATGGAATATACCTCCGTGCAAATGTAGCCGTAAAACACTGACAAAGGGCATGACATTGTCATGTCCTCTTTCGCGGGCAAGCGGGTAAATTTGGAGCCATGAAAGATAAGCATCCGAAGATTCTGAAATCCACCGACCTGCGCGAACCGTGGGTCGAGGCGTTCAAGACCGGCCCCGTCGTAGATATGGCGGGCAACACTCACGACTTTAGCGAAGCTGACCTCGAAGAACTCAACCAGGGAATCCACGACCAGCTCGCCGCAGGCTACCAGCCGCCGATGGTCAAGGGCCACCCGAAGGTTGACGATCCGCGTGTCGGCTCCATTGTCGATTCCAAGGTGGAAGACAAGGTGCTGAAGGTGAAGCTCGACGATGTTGACCCGGACTTTGCCGAAGAGGTAAAGAAGGGCGGTTTCAAGTATCTTTCGGCTGCCGTTTACAGCAACTTGAAGAAGGGTTTGCGACACCTGGGCGCTCTCGGTGCGGTCGGCCCTGCCATGAAGGGTATGGCCCCGCTTTGCTTTGGCGAAGGTATGTTCGCCGATTCCGACAAGGGCGTTACAGAGCAGGACGTGAGCGTCTTTGCAGAGCCGTTCGCATGGGACCGCCTGGTGCCGCAATCCGTGTTCGAGTCGCTGGTGTACAAGATTGGCGGCATTGGACGCCTGTTCCGCAGCCAGCGCGAACAGCTCATTGAAAAGGAAGGCATCGAGGCCGCCGACAAAGTTTTCCCGGAATACACCATCAAGGACATCGAAGAAATCGAAAGTGTCCTGAAGGATGCGAAGGATTTCCCGCAGCTGCCCAAACCTGCCGTGGAAAAGCCCGCTGAATCTACAGCTTCTTTCGGTGAACCGAATACCGACGGTTCTGATTCGCTGGAGAACGGGAATCAGAATCCTCAGCCTACAACGCCCCCTCGCGACGAACCGACCGATTCTATCCCGGAAGGTAATTCTAGCGAAGCGACGCGGCTGAGCGAAGAGAATGCCGCGCTCCGGGCAGAGAACGATACTCTCAGGGCCGAAAAGCTCCAGGCGCAGCGCCTCCGTGCCGGAGCGGCATTCTCTGAGACTTTGGACAACGCCATTTCCGAAGGTCGTTGCAATCAGGAACTCAAGGACAACCTGATGAAGATTTTCGGTTTCTGCCAGGAAGTGCCCGTCGATGGCGAAGGCTGCTTCGGCGAAGGCGATGAACGCGTGAATGTTGCAAATGTGCTTGCCAAGACGGTTGCCGCGCTCCCGAAGATCGTGGAGTTCGGCGAATCCCAGGGCATGCACGATACGCCGCAGCTTGCGGCTGGTGAAGCTCTTGCCAGGTACAAGGCGGAGCAGGAATCTAAGGGCCGCGTGCTTTCGTTTGCCGAAGCTGCGGAAGAATACGGTCGAATCAAGGTTTAAACAATCAAGGAGAATCCTATGAAGGGCAATGTCCTCAATTTTACGGCGTCTAATGCCGTCCCCGCCTTCCGATTTGTCGCTCTTGGCGCAACCGAAGGTACTGTCGCACTCGCTTCCGCTGACGGCGATGCCGTTGGCGTGAGCTACGAACTGGATGCCGCACAGGATGGTCGCCAGGATGTCCAGCTTGACGGCATTGCCGAAGTGACCGCTGGCGGTGCTTTCGCCGTTGGCGCAAAGCTCAAGGTCGGCGCGAACGGCAAGGCTGTTGCCGCTGCCGCTGGCGATGCCTACGTGGCTATCGCTCTCGATGCCGCAACCGGCGACGGCGACCTGGTGCGTATCAAGCTCGAAAAGGGTGCCGCAACTAACGAAACTACTTTCAAGGCCGAAGAAACCATCGGCAAGCACCTGTTCGTGAAGGCTGGAACCGACACGAACAAGGTCAAGGTCGGCACGGCTGCTTCTGCTCCGCTCGGCGTAAGCGGCGATTCCGATACCGCAAGCGGTGCGAATATCGTCATCCAGACCAGCGGTAACGTGAAGGTGCTCGCTGGCGGCAATGTGGCTGTCGGTAACCTTATCGCCGTCGATTCGAACGGCAAGGCTGTCGCGGCTGGCGCGTCTGCCGAAACTTACGGCGTGGCTCTCACTTCAGGTGCCTCTGGTGACCTCATCACCATCGCATTCGGTTACAGCGGCAAGACTGCGGCAGGGCTTTAAACTTTAACAAGGACAAAAACATGAAGAAGATGACCAAAATCCCGCTCATTCTCCTCGCTCTCGTGTGCTCTGTAGCAGCCTTCGCAGGTGCAGACACGCTTACCGCCTGCGGCGTTCCGCAGATTTTCGCCAATATCTTTGGCTCCGACGGTGGCGCTCTTGCCGCTGGCCTGCTCTTGCCGATTGGCGTGCAGCAGACCGACCTTGTGGCCGCCTACAAGAACGGCAAGATGATTGCCGACCAGGTGATGCCGGTCAAGGTGCTCGACGGCCCGGAACTTGCGTTCAAGTATTACGAACGCACCAAGGGCGATTCGTTTGCCGCACCTGATACCCATGTGGGCCGCACTTCCGAGCCGAATATCATCCACCTTTCCGGCGAAGAAAAGGCTTCTGTTGCCGAAGCCCATGGCTTGCAGACTATTGTTCCGAAGGAAGATATCGACCAGATCAAGAACAAGGAACGTTTTGTCAATACGAACCTTGAATATCTTATGAACCAGGTGTTTCTGGGCAGGGAAATGCGTGTTGCAGGCATTGTGCAGAATACTTCGAACTATGGAACCGGTCTTTCGCATACTTACGAAGACAACCAGGGTATCGGTGCCGACGGCTTCAATATCGTGGAAGTCATTCTTGATTATCTCGAAAAGCCGCTTGCCCGTCCGAATATCCTTGGCATGAACGCCGTCGTGTGGGCAAAGCTCCGCACCGACGCGAACGTACTCCGCGCTATCTACCCGAACTCCAACGGCGCTGGCGTCGCTACCCGCGAACAAATCAAGGCCCTGTTCGAAGTCGATGACATCCTCGTCGGTGAAGCCCGCGTGAACACCACCAAGAACGCCAAGAATCCGCAGCTCGAACGTTGCTGGGGCAACAACATCTGGGCCCATTACACCGAGCCGCTTTCCACGCTCAAGGAAGGCATCGCCTGGGGTATGACCGCACAGGTGGGTGACCGTTACGCAACGATCATCGAAGACGAAAAGATTGGCCTCAAGGGTGCCGAAATCATCAAGGCCGGCTTCTACCAGAAGGAAGTCGTGGTCGCCAAGGATGCAGGCTTCCTCCTGAAGAATATCATCAAGGCCGCAGGCTAAGGCTCCCATGAACTATTGCACTTACGAGGACATCAAGGGCCATGTGCCCGAGGCGCGTCTGGTAGAGGTCACTGACGACCTCTCGCCGAACGCGACTGGCACGGTCAATGTCGAAATCGTGGAAAAGGCCATCAAGGAAAGTTCCACGCTTATCGACTCTTACGTGAGGAAGCGTTTCCCGCGTCCGTTCCAGAGTGTCCCGGAAGTGCTGCGCATGGTCTGCATTGACCTGAGCATCTACAATCTGTACGAACGCGTGACGGAGCTGAATATCACTGACGGTATGAAACTCCGCTACGATAACGCCATCAAGCTGCTTATCCGCATTGCCGATGGCGAACAGGATATCGGTGTGGATCCTGATGAACCTGTCGTCGAATCTGGCTTTTCCGTCGCTTCGAAGCTGAACGGCGGACCAGCCATGTTTTCGCTTGAATCCATGAGGTTCTGATGAGTACGCCGGTTGCCATTACTAACTGCTATGTGATAGAAAAGGCTGTCAAAGACCTGATTGAAGGCGGAAATGTCCCGCAGATGGTCTTCAAGGCGGTCGATATCCAGAAGGAATTACAGACCATCACTCACCCGAGCTTTACGGTCGCCATCATCAAGGGCGATTTCGAGCCGGAAGGAATGGACAAGATTACGGAGTCCGTCGAGGTGGTGGTGACACTCATCGTGAAGAACCTTGCGAACGAGGAACAGCGCAGGAAGATGATTCACCCGATGGTGTCCTATGTGGTGCAGAAGCTGCACCATAACGATCTCGGGCTTCAGATGGAGCCCCTAACCGTTAGCGGCTGGAATGATGTGACGAATACGGAGCATCTTGGAATCGCCCTGACGCTGTTTGAAATCAAGTTTAAGACGCAGTTCACGGTCGTGCCCGAAGCCGCCGAAGAAAACTACAGGGAACTGCTCTCCATCGGCTCTACGTTCCAGAGCGAAACGCCCGAACACGAGGTTCTTGCCCAGGGCGAAGTCATTTTCAAAGAGGTAAACAATGAACCTGTCCCCTAATATCCCCGAAACTAAAATCCCGGGTTCGTACACGGCCTACAACTACTATGCAGGCCCGAACGGACTCCCCGCCAACATCCAGAAGGTGCTGCTTATCGGCGACAAGTCATCTGCGGGCAGCATTGCGGCATTCAGGCCGACGGAAGTTGCTACCGAGCAGGATGCAATAGCCCTCGCGGGTGCGGGATCCGTGCTCATGCAGATGTACAAGGCTGCTAAGAAGGCTTGGAAGTATGCACAGATTTCGTTCCTGTGCTACAATGTGGCTGGCGGTTCTGCTGCCACTTGGGCGTTCACGCTTACTGGAAATGCAACTGCTGCAGGTCAGGTGGGCGTCGAATGCAACGGCGTTCAGATCGTGACCGGCGTCGCAAAGACTGATGCGGCAGCCGATATCGCCACGGCTCTCGCAGCTGAAATCAACAACACCCCAGACGCTCCGTTTACCGCTGAAGCCTCTTCTGGAACAATCACCCTTACTGCAAAGTGCAAGGGTGAGTATGTTTCCACGGCTGCGGGTGGCCTCAACGTGAGTGGGTTCAGTACGGCAACAGGCGTGACAGCCGGTTCTACCACCGCTACGGCTGGCGTAGGGACTGTGAACCTCCAAACCGCTCTTGCATTCGTATTTGCGGAACGCTATCATATCATCGTAAGTCCGGTGAATGACAGAACGAACCTCGGATATCTCAAGGTACATCTTGAAGCTGCTGCCGCACCGCTCGAACAGCGTGGTCAGCGTGCCATCTGCGGCATGGTGGCTACTCCGACTATGGATGGAACTGCTCTTGTTTCTGGGGCTGCAACCAATGCCGCAAACGAAGGTAAGTACCATAACTATGAACGCATCCACATCGCGGCAGTAAAAAACAAGCTCAACGCTACCGCATGGGAAATCGCGGCTGGTCTCGGTGCGATTTTTGCCAGCAACTCCAAGCCGAACGTGCCGATGAACAGCGTAGCCATTCCTGGCCTTGCCACCCCGGCTTTGGAAGACAAGTGGAGTGGCGAAGAACAGGATCTGCTGCTCAACGGCGGCGTGATTCCTCTCGTCGAAGAAGATGGCCAGCTCTGCATCGTGCGTGCCGTGACCACGCGTACAAAGAATAGCGGTTCTGAATGGAATAAACTCAACGATACCGGGGTCATCGCTTCGCTTGACTATTTCCGCGAAGCTATTCTTTCTACGCACAAAGTGAAGTTCAAAAACAAGGTTATCCATGCACTGCTTGCGGACGCCATCAACGAAGAAAACAAGAAGGTGGCCGAAGACCTTGAAAAAGAAGAAATCTTGCGTTACATCAAAGAATACGAAGACCAGTTCGTCACGCAGGAATCGACGAACGTACCTGGCCGCATGCTTTGCCAGATTCCGGCCCCTGTCGTGCCTGGCCTGAACCAGATCTATTCCACCATCGACCTTTACCTGTAAGGAGTGAACCATGAGAATTTCTTCTTTTACTCTCGTCAAAGACGGCTCCAGAATCACCGACTTCTCTAAGTTCAAGGAAGGTGAAACCGAAGTCGCCACCACCGTAGAAACCTTCTACGGCGAAGACTACATCAAGGTTCCGGCGAAGCATTCCTTCTCGCTTACCTACCTCCCGAAATCCGGTGCAGACCTGGACTGGGTCAAGGAAGAGGCTTCGAACGATAACGGCTGGACCTTCATCATCAACTATGTTGGCGGCAACAAGGTCACCTATACCGGCGTTCACCTGCTCAAGTCTACCCCGAACGAAGTGGACGGCAAGACCGCCAAGGAATCGCAGCTTGACTTCTACGCAGAGGACAAGAAGTAGCCATGACCGCTTTTTCTGACAAAATCAAGGCCGCCCGTGATGCCGCCGAAGAGGTCGATGTCGCAGAATCTGCGATTATCGACCAAATCAAGGCGTCGCACGATGTCTTCAAGGATATCGAGTGGCCCGGTGTCCCAGGCGTGAAAGTCCGCATGAGACTCCTGACGGTTTCCGAAGCCCGCAAGGCTAAAGTCGATAACCAGCAGGAGTTCAACCGTGACGGTATCGAAATCGGCATGCAGAACTTGGCGGACTACCGTGAACAGGAAGCTGTGCACGGTATGTGGCGGGCGTTCTCCGACCCTGCCACGGGAAAGCCGGTGTTCACCAGCGCCGAGCACATGCGGACCCTGTGCACCAATGACGAACTGAAAGCCTTGTGCGATGCCTACAATGCATTCTCCGACGAGAACGACCCGAACCTGGAAAAGCTCTCGGACGAAGAATTTGAACAGCTCAAGGACATTCTCAAAAAAAAACCGGACCAGATTCGCTCGAAAGTCTTAAGCTTGCCTGTAGCCTGGAAGCTTCTGCGTATTTTGGTTGCCCCGCAAGAGAACTAAACGACGCCCAGTGGCTCCTCATCTTTTCGATGAAGGGCTATTTGGCCAACGATAAAGGATGGCAGAGCATTGGCTGACAATAGCGTTACATTGCGTATCGGCGCGGACCCGACAAGGCTTGAAACAGGCCTTAGACAGTCTTCCGCCTCGATTAACAGCTTTGGCGTCCGTGCCCGTGCAAGCATTGCGCGTGTCGGCAGTTCCCTACGGGGGCTTGCAGACCGTATGGTCACGCCTTTCAATTCGTTGGTTCTTGGCGGTGGGCTTGGCATGGCTGTCAAGAACGTGGGCGACCTTTCCGAATCGCTCATGTATTACGGCTTTGCGGCAAAGAAAAGCGACGCGGACACGAAGGTGTTCCGCGAATCGCTGCATAAGACGGCGGTCGAAACAGGGGTTGCCGCCAATGAAATCTTGAACGGTGTTTCAAAGATCGGTGAAATCACGGGTAAATTCGATTTTGCCGAAGAAATGGGCGGAATCCTGGCAAAGACTGCCAAGGCTTCCGGCGCATCTGTGGAAGACCTGGCTAATGTCGCATCTTCCCTGAAAGTGACCATGGGCTTGACCGCCGATGAAGTCGCAAAATTCTTCAATTCACTCATTGTCCAGGGCGACCAGGGTTCCTTTGTCCTGCGCTCTTTTGCAAGCGAAGGCAAGGCTCTTCTTGCTACTACGTCCACTCACGGCATCAAGACTGCGGAACAGTTCGCTAGTTTCGGCGGCTATTTACAGGTGATGAACTCCCAGATTAAGAGCGAAGCGGAGCTTACCACGTCCGTCTCGGCTCTTTTCAGCGAACTCACGGCAAAGGCGAAAGACCTGAATAAAATCGGGGTCCATGTCTTTGACAAGAACAAGGAATTTAACGATTTCGACGCTATTATGCGCCAGCTGATGCAGAAAACGAACGGTGACCTGCAGAAATTGGGAAAACTGTTTGGCGCATCTTCCATCAAGGCGTTGCAGCCCATCATCACCGAATACAAGAATGGGTGGGAAACCTTGGATGCTATTACAAAGAGTGGCCAGGAAGGCATGACCAATACGAAAGTGCTTGATGAGCGCTTCGAAAAGGCGTCCAATTCGTTCAACAGCAATGTTGACAAGATGAAGAATGTCGCCTTGGAATTTGCCGACACGAACCTTACGGGCCCCGTGGAGCAGCTCACGACCGCGCTTGGCTTCCTTTCCCGCCATCAGGGAATAGTCACGGCGGGCTTCAAGGCCATGGCCGTTGCCGCAATCGCCCTTGGTGCCGTCAAGATTGGAGGCCTCGTGAAGGATGTCGCAGGGCTTGCCAAGGATATCAAGGGTATCTGGAGCAAGAAGGGCGGCGCTGGACCGTCTGCCACCAGTGCGGGCGCTTCTGCGTTGAACGCTTCCGTCCAGAAGGTATTCGTGGTCAACATGCGCGACGGTTTAGGCGGTGGCTCCGACTACATGGACGACGATGTTCCGCCTGTCAAGAATATGGCAAAGCAGACCTCCGTGGCGATGGAAACTACCACAAGAGAGGTGGGCAAGTTCCGCCAGGGACTTTCTACCGCACGTGCGGGGCTGAACAAGCTCGGCAATACTGCCCTGGGGCGCATCGGCCTTACGGCTGCCACCACCTGGGCAATGGACAAGATCTACGACTTTGGCCAGGCGTTCATGGAATGGCGCAATGTCGTTGCCGATGTCGAAGCGAACAGCCGCGCCATGGTGGAACGTAACCAGGAGAATTTCGAAAAACGGTATGGAAGCAAGGCGGCGGTGTATAGCAAGAAGCACGGCGAAACCCTGCTCGAAATCCAGAAGGAAGAAAACAGCTTTTTGCCGTCGCAGAAGAAACTCGACAAGCTCTATGCCGACCTGAACATGTATAACACTCTGATGAAAAACGCCATCAAGAACGGCGACGGAAAAAATGGCGTGTCTGCCCAGGAATACATGGCGAATTTTGTAATCAACATCGATTCTTCCGGGAAAACCGTAGTGGAAACCGACAAGGGCAAGCCGCCCAAGGTCAAGGTCCACAAGAATACACCGGGCTGGGGGGCGTAAATGGCAGAAGCGAAGACCGCAAAGCTGGGCCCGTGGGAACTTAAGCTCGTATCCATCGACGATGACATCTCTCATGCCATCTCGTCCACGACCTACCCCTACAAGAACGGGGCGGACCATGAAGACATGGGCGTCAACCCGGAAACCTTCAAGTTTTCAGGCGTTCTCTCGAATAAAGACTACGACAATAACTATCAGTCGCTGCGCAAGTGGTTTTTGTCCATTTTCAAGAAGCCTGTAGAACTCTTTCACCCGGACCACGGGACTATTTACGGCTACCCGAAGACGGCTTCTTTCAGAAATGACCGCCGTCGCCGTTTCTGCGAGTTCACCTTCGATTTCGAAGTCGATGAAATCCAGCCCGACATCCAAAGCTACACGGACCCCTACCAGAACAATTTCAAGCAGGCGCAGGCCCTCAACCTGGAAGTACAGGAAAGCGTGGCTCTATCGATGCAACAGACTGGCGTTCCCGACATTCCGGGTTCTTCGGACTGGTCGCTTATTGACGCGTGGTCGTCTCTTGGCGATGCCGCACGAAGCTTTGCCAATGCGACAAGCAAGGCGATGGGGCAGCTTCTTGGAGTTCTCGCTACCGTCCAGGCTCCCGTCGATGCTATCAACACTACTATCGATTACTTGGACTCGCTATCTGGAACCTTGACAAAGGCTATCCAGGAATGTTGCGATTCCTTCGTGACTCTTGCCAGAAAGACAGGTCTGAATAATGGCAAATCCAGGGCTTCTACGGCCACTTTGGTGAGTAGCGCGTCTTCTATGCTGGCATCCCTTTATGACGCCCCTGCAAGCGTCCGTTCGGCTTTTGCGACCCTTGCGGCGGCAACAGTCGCGACAGAGACTGCCAAGCAGATTTCCGATGACGAGAAAAAGATGGGCGAATCCTTCGCCGCAGAACGGATTGTCATGGACGATGCCGAAGGCCGTGAACTGGCAGAGGAAAGCGAAGTCTACCTTGTTACGCCTGCCGATTTGGAAGATACCCTAGCCCTGGCAAGGGAGTTCATTCAGCAAGTCCTTCCGCAGGCTGTAAGCCCTTACAGGCTCAAGAACATGGCCGCGATGCTATCCGATGCGGTACTTCGCATAAAGCTGGAATACATGACCACAAAGACGGTCGATGTGTCCCACGAAACTCCGCTTCACAAGATTGCCCTGGAAAACGGCTTGAACTACAAGGCCGCTGAACGTCTTTGCGCATTGAACAATGTCAAGAATCCCACTTTCATGCAAGGCAAGGTGATGGTCTATGGAGAATGATGAAGTCATCTTGCTTGTGGAAAAAGCGCGTGCTGACAGGTTCGTGAGCTACACGATCGATACCGACCTGTATTCACCGGAAGGCTCGTTCCAGTTCGAAAGTGATTCTAAGTATGAAGTGAACAAGGGCGATTCCTGCGAAATTTTCGTTAATCGAAAATGCGTGATGAAGGGTCTTGTCGATTCTGTGCGTCGTTCGCTGTCTCGCAGCGGCCCAAAGCTGGAAATCGAGGGCCGTTCCGTCGCGTCCGTCCTGGCAGACTCCAGCGTGACAAACTTCGGAACTTTGCCGACTACCTTGCCCGCACTGGCTGAAAAGCTGGTGCGCGACCTTCCGTTTATCTCCAGGAAGGATTTTGTTTTCAAATCGGGCTCCGATAAAGTCAAGGTCAAGAGAAAGTTTGTGGAACTTTCTCCGGGCGACAGCGTTTTCGATGTCCTCAAGAAGGCGGCGAATTCGCAGGGTTTCCTGTTCTGGGCGTCTCCCGAAGGCGAACTGGTCTTTGACAAGCCGGTTGAGCGCGGCAAGGCTGATTTCAAGATCCACGCCTTTGAAAACGGCGAGGAAATGGACTACATCGAAGGATCCGTTACCGAGACCCTGAACGGGCAACATTCGCTTATCAAGGTTATCGGCGAAAGCCAGGATGATGACGACATCAAGTATGTGGCGGCAAAGGTGAAAAACGACGATTTCCCGTTCTACCGTCCGCTTGTCGTGAACTGGAACGAAAACGAGGGCCCTGCAAAGCGCACCGCAGAGCTCCAGCTGGCGACGGAAAAGGCTTCCGCAATCCAGCTCGAATATACAGTTCCCGGACATTCTCAGAACGGAATGCCCTGGACAATCAACGCGTTTTGCGATGTAGAAGACCATTACAACGGCGCTGTGGACTCCTACCTTATCAAGCGCCGCACGTTCACGCTTGACAGGCAGAACGGCAAGCGCACGCGCCTGGAACTCCAGCCGGGAGGCTCCCTATGATGAAATTTTTCACTAGCGTCGTGACAAGCTGCAAGGATATCGCTGGAAAACTCCGCAGTATCAGCGGCAAGGCCAACGGCATACAGTTCGAAGAACGGCAGATGATGCAGCACTTCGGCTTCATCAGCATTCCAAAGCCCGGCGAACGCTGCCTTTTCCTTCAGTTCGGCAATGTTGTCATTGCGGTCGCAAGCGACGGCAAGGACCGCCCCGCCGTAAAGGAGGGCGAAACGGCGCTTTACAGCGACAAGGCCCACTACATCATCCTCAAGGATGACGGCACCATCGCCATCAAGGCCGATGGCGGCATCGATGTCGATGGCGACCTGCGCGTGAACGGCGAGGTGAGCGACAAGGTAGGCAAGCTCTCCAAGCTGCGCGACAACTACAACCAGCACACCCACATCGGCAACCTCGGCGCTCCTACGGCACCGACGGACAAACAGGACACGGGGGCGTAAATGCTTGACCTGGACACTCTCGATT